ATCAATTAGAAAAAAAAGAATCATATGATGATTACGGAAATTATAGTATTCAAATTGATATTACACAAATTTCATTAGAAACATTAAATTCATTATCTTATCAAGAACCTTATGGAAGAAATAGTATGATAACAATGTTATCAAATAGTATTAATGATAATATAAATTTTTAAACAATGTAATTGACCAATCAATACTCATATAATAAATTATTAATAAAGGCATTAGGGGTGTAAATAAAAACAAATCATGATTTTCTATTAAAATTTGTGTCATACAAAAACATCGATAATAAGTGTAAATACAAAACTCCAATACACTTGAAATATATACTATGTTTTCATTTTCAATATTTTTTAATACCAAATAATGTCCAAAGATTGATATATTAGACATTTCTGCTAGATAAAATAATTTTATCAAAATATTTTCATAATATCCTATATAAAATGATATTAATGACAGAATAGATAATAAATGATGTGAAATATCTAAATAATGATCATTTCTTATAAGATAAGTATCTGTTAGAAAATATGTATTTGAAATGAAAAATAATGATCTTTTAATATTTATTATAGGATTTTGGATATAATAGTATGATAACAATGACGCTGTAATACTATGAATTAAATTAATTATACTATTCATATTCAGCATTTGATATATAAATATTCTAAACTAAATATTTAAATAAATACAAAATGGAAGATACTAAGGAAATATTTGCTTTTGTCATCGTTTCATTTCTTTTAGAATACTTTAAATATGAATTTAATTTGTCTGTTTTAAATATAATTATCTTTATTAATCTTGTAGGATTATATTATATCAGTAAAAAGATTAAATTTACTGTGAAAATTGAATATAATATAGTTTAAATTTGATAGTTTAAATTTGATAGTTTATTATAAAGAAATAATAAACAAAATAAATAAAGATGCCATACGTTTACACAATTACTCCTCGTCAAAAGATCAACTCTTGGGGTATTTCTTCACAATGGGAAGGAAAACACACTAGATTTGATGATAATGAAATTACAACCGCATTGATTATTAGAAAAAATACAGGAAAAGATCACGAGGGTATGTCAAAATACAAAAATTTTAGAGTTAATATACCATATCCTGAAGAATTTAGTAAATTTACAAATGATGAAGAAAATCATTATCTTTATCGCTGTATTTATGAAGCTTGGTGTCAGGGTTTTGACACAGGGGTGAGGGAAATAAATTAATTTAAAACTATCCTAACATTATTTGTAAATAGATGATTCGTTTGTGTGTATTTGATCTAGGAGGAACAATTGTAGATAAATATTCATTATCACCTTTTTTATGTCTGAAAGATATCTTCAAAAATAAAGGTATTAATATTAATGATAATCTCATTTTTAAAGATATGGGAAAAGATAAAAAACAACACATTAATCTCATTTTGAATGATGAATATGTTGGAAGAAATTGGTTGCAGTTATATGGTCGTTATCCAAGTATGATAGATGAAAGAATTTTATATAATGAATTTAATCGATATCAATTAAATGAAGGAATGAAAAATATTGAAATATTACCTGAAACTAAAAATTGTATTCATTTATTGAGAGAAAAATCTATTTCAACTGGAGTAACAACTGGATTTAATAAACCGGTTATGATGAATATTAAGGATAAATTAATTAAAAATGATATTTATATTGATAAATATGTATCTTCAACTTGTCTTGATAAACCTGGAAGACCTGCTCCATATATGATTAATCACATTATGGATAAATTAAGTATTAAAGATCCCCAAAAAGTAATTAAAATTGATGACACTGTAGTTGGTCTTAGAGAAGGTAAAATGGCAGGATGTATAACAATCGGTGTTGCACAATGGTCAACTTATATGAAAATGAAATCTTATGATCAAGTAATAACAAAAGAAGAACATGTAGAAAAAATAAAAAAGTGTAGAAATACATTAAGAGAAGGAGAACCCGATTTTATTATTAATTCTTTGGATGAATTATATCCATTAATTGATATGATTAATTCTGGTATTATTTAATTTAATAGTATTAACAATAGATTAAATATAATTCCGGTTCATATTTTTTATTATAATGATTTATCATATTAAATTTATTATTTAAATAAACTCTTATTTTATTCTTAGTATTTTCATAGTTGGAATTTTTTAATGTATTTGATATTCTAATATATGAATCTTCATCTTTTATATTTTTTTTAACATCATCTTCTAACCATTCCATAATTTTATTTTTCAATTTTAAATTTTCTTTTTTAATTTCATTTGAATCATCAATATTATTTTTAATTTTCCAAGAGTTATAACCACTAAGAACTATATCATAATAATATGCTAAACAATTTACCATAAAATTAATCATATCTTCATTTTCACAATCATCTAATTCAGGTGATAATAAATGAACTAATCTATCAAAATAATATATTTCTTCTTCATCTTTTAAATGTTCGTGAAGTTCTTCAAATGATGTATCTAATACTTCATAATAATGTGATTCATCCCAAATTGTCCCCCCCCATCCATAATCACAGTTTTCATATGAAGCATGACAATATTCAATTTCAAAATTTAATCTTTGTAAGTAAATATAGATAGCATATGGATTTGACCATGGAGTTTCAAATATACAGTTTATTGTATTATCTTTTATTTGGAATTTATAAAATTTAGGTTCCCATTTTGTTCCCCAATTACACAGATTCCAATTTTCCCAATTATCATTTTCTTCTTTTGGTCTCGGTTTAATAATATGAAAGAATTCACTTTGTTTATTTTCTATATTATAATGAAAATTCTCAAATTTGTATTTTAAATTTCTAAATATTTCCCATCTAGTTTGTCTCATCTCAATTGGTTCCCATCTTTTTGGAGTTGGTAAAGTTAATGTAAGACGATTAAAACACCAATTGGGCATTAATAATATTTATAATATTTAAATTTGATTAATATTTAAATTTGATTAATATAAAATCAAATTTATTATAAAAAAAAAAATAAGATGAAAATTAATCTCCTGAAATTTAATGATAATCAATGGGTTGTCGTTCCTCCAAGAAATACAGTTCAAGAAATATTAGATATACTCAATAAATCTTCTAAAGAAGACTTTACAAATCTATTAGGAGGAAATTTTATTAATGATAAAGAAGGACAACCCGATGTTCTCAAAGCAGCAGAAATATCTGTTCGTTATACAAATGAAACTGAATTTGATTTTGAATTATTTGAATGTTTCTAAGGTTTGTAAAGCATAGTACCACCCATACAATTCCAAGCAACTAAATTACCATCACATACTTGAACTCCATTTGGAGACCAATTCTTATCATCAACTTGTTTAGAAATACCATTTAGATAAACCATTTGACCATTTTTTTGAGTATGTCCTCCTAATAAAAAATCTGGAACATATTTACCATCTACCATAGCAGATCCATCAAATATAAATTTCCATTTTGTTCCAAATTCTTTTTCTTGAGCAACAATAAATTCTAATTCTGAACATTCTATGAGTCCTGTTCTTTCTTTTTTTATTGCTTTTTTTCTTATTTGTTCTAATGTAACAGGTTTAGCAGATTTTTTTACAGTTACGGGTTTATTTTTAATTTGTTGTTTTTTTGGTTTTTTCTTTGTTTTCTTTGAAGGCATTATATTATATACTATAAATTATTTCTCAAAACTCATTATAACAACATGTTATGCTAAGAAACATATTAAAGGTTATTATTTGAAATAATTTTAAACTTTATTTCTCAATAATTCTAAATAACCATCTGTGATTTCTTCTTTAGTAGTTTTATTTTTGAATGTTGCGTTAAATCTTTTAGAATCATTTGTAAATAATTCTATAATATATGGATCTATATAATTGGATCTGCAGACTGACGGTGTGTTATGGAGTTTATCTGCTACTTTTCGTAAAACCTCACTAATTTGTTTCTTTTTTTTATTTTCACTATCTACAGGATCACATTTAAGTAATTGTTGAATAAATTCTAAATTTGCTCCCCATGTTCTAAAATTCTTGGCTGTAAAATTACCAAACTTTTTAAGATATTTATTTACATCTCCTGATTTTAGATTGTAATATTTATTTTTAACGCGATAAGTAAAAATACGATCATTTTTATTTAATGTTCTTTTTTTGGTTCTTAGATTCTTACTCAATTTTTTGTTTTTAACTTTACACGTATTGCGAACTCCTTTTTTACCAATAAAATCAATTGTAATTGTATCTTTATTAACTTTAATATGTCTATTTTCTAATGTTGTCACGCCATATGAATTATTTTCTTTACTATATTTATCATTTCCAATTCTAAATGAACAATCAATAACTAATTTTAAAACAGAAGCAATTTGTTTTTCTTTTGAATCAGATTCATTAAAAAGATCTCTATTTATTTGACTGAGTATTTTTTTGTATGATTCACCAAATTTAATCATATGATTAAACTTAGATTTTGATTGTTTTTCAATATGTTTCTTATTGTATGTGTATTGTGCTCTTCCTTTATTATCATAACCGATTGCTCTAATTTTTGCTTTTTTATTTAGATTGATTTTTACATCTTCATGAGCAGGAGGTAAATAAAGTCCTTCTAAACAACAATCTATAATTTCTTTATTTACTTTGTTATCATTTTTATCATAATATTCATAATTATATTTATTATTTCTTTTACTTTTAATTTTTCTAGTAATATAATTTTTCATTCTACTTAATACACATATTTAAAAATAAATTAAATAATAATACTATAGTAATAAAATGGAAGATATCATCTACTTACAAGAAAAATACAGAGATTGTATGATGAAAATTTTAAATAATCAAGAAATATCTGTAGTTGAACGTGAATTTTATTCAGAATCTTCAAATTGGTATACAAATAATAATTTTAAGAATATTATTGATACATTAGTTTGGTTAACATATTCAGAAAATGAAAAAAAAGAAATACTTGATAATGAATTGGATGATTATTTTAAATCTAATGAATAAATATTATAATCTTGCATGTGTTTTAAAAAGTTCAAAGAATAATAATTCCATATATTTTTGTGCTTCATATAAAATTTGTTTATTTTCGACTTTATCTTTAATTAATTCAAAAAAAAGATAATGTTTTTTTATTCTTTGTAAGATCTCTTCACTGTCCATTTTATCTTTATAATCTGTTTAACCTTTAAATTTGATTTATTAATTATACAAGTAAAGTAAATTAAACAAGTAAAGTAAATTAAACAAGTAAAGTAAATTAACAAGATGTTTAAAGATATTAACCTTTCTGATTATATTATTCAGTTTGAACTACAGAAAGCATATTTCTTACGTGATTGTTTATATGAAGAAATAACTTATGAATTAAAAGACACAAATATTATCATTTATAAAAAATCAGATAATGGTATTACTGAAGAAATGACCTTGGATGAATTAATCTTTTACATTCATACAGAAGTTGCTGATGAAATTATTGAATATGTTAAAGGTCCGCATACTAATGGATACGGACATCAAATCCGACCGCCCAAATCATCGGAAACAGTATTCATGGATTTATTTAAAGATATAGATAATATAAAAAGAGCTGTTGAAAATATGAAAATTATTTTAAAATACGATATGGAAGATGAAGCAGAAATCAAAAATAATACAAATGAAGATGATCAAACTCTGGCATTTTAAACGTTATATTTAATTAAATTTAAATAAATAATATATATTATATAAATAAATGTTCCCTTTATTAGTGAAATTATTATCTTTAGCAAATGTTAATAATTCTTTTTTTGTAAACCATCACAATTCTCTTAATCTTTCCTACAAAGTAGAAGAAAATATGTTTAAAGATAGAAATTATACAAATGAGTTTTTTTTTTCGGAAAACCATTATGTTCAAAAAAGTTTCAATGACAAATTAGATTTTAGATCAGATGAATTAATACCTAGTCATTTTGATTGGAGAGAAAAAAATGCTGTTTCTTCTGTTAAAAATCAAGGTGATTGTGGTGGGTGTTGGGCATTTAGTGCCACAGGAGCAATTGAAGGATTAGTTTCTATTAAAACTGATGTTCTTTATAATTTATCACAACAAGAATTAATCGATTGTTCATCAAGTTATGGTAATAAAGGTTGTGAAGGTGGATCTATGGATTCAGCATTTCAATATGTCATTGATAATGGATTATGTTTAAATATTACATATCCATATGAAGGTGAAGATGAAATGTGTGAAAAAAAAGATTGTAAATCAGTAGTTAAGATTAATAACTATACAGATATAGTTAATAATGATGAAAAAGTATTGAAAAGGGCAGTTTATCAACAACCAGTTAGTGTAGCTATTCAAGCAAATAAAAGATCATTTCAATTATATCGTTCTGGTATTTATTCTGATTTAGATTGTGGAACACAATTAGATCATGGTGTTTTACTTGTTGGTTATGGTTACGATTTATTTCATGATATGGATTATTGGATCATAAAAAATTCATGGGGTAAAACCTGGGGTGAAAATGGATACATTCGTATTCAAAGAAATGTAGATGATCCAAGAGGTTTATGTGGTGTAGCAATGCAACCAAGTATTCCATTATAAATCCGCAATATAACCTCGTTTAATATTAATTTTTTGTTCAACTTTCCTTTTTTGTTTCATAAATTTTATAAGTTCTTCTGCTTTTTCTTCTGAATCAAGAAATTCAGAAAAACAATCTTTATAAAATTTATTAGTATAATTTTCATAAACATTTGTTTTTTGAAATTCTAATGATGTATTTAAATTTGTTAAATTATAAACTGGTAATTGTTCATTATCGGATACTTGTTGTATCATGGTTTTAGATATTTTATCACGTTCATCTCTCAAAGATTTTAATTTTTCATTATATTCTTTAATTTTATTATCATATTGAATCCATTGTACAATATTGGTTTCCATAGATTATAAGATATATAACTATAGTATTTTAATTTTAAATATTATTTGTTTGAATAACAAATTTTGATATTTAAGAATAATATTACAAATATCATCATTATAACAAGGGTAAATATTATTGATACACCTATAAAATAAGGATACATTAAATAAAAAATTTGTTCCACGATTGGTTTTAATACATCATTTTTAAGTAAATTTAAATTTTCTTCATTTTGTAATTCTTCTTTCGCATTATTCAATAATTTATTTACAACTAGATTAAATGACATTTAAAATATGCTATATTATTTAATTTAAGTTTAAATTTAATTTAAGTTTAAATTTAATTTAAGTTTAAATTTATCTTTAAATAAAAAAATTTGATATTATTTAAAAATAGTTTATCAATAATATATACAAAATGGGTATTAAAAGTCTCACTTCTCTTATACAAAAAAAATCACCTGAATCGATCAAAACTATTAGTTTATATACTTTAAAAGAAAAAAAGGTAGCAATTGATACAAATATATTTCTTTATCGAAGTTTGGCAAATGTAAGGGCAAATGGAGATTATTTAAGAAATAAAGATGGTCATGTTGTTAGTCATATTGTTGGAATGTTTAATAATGCTATGAAATATTTACAATTTGGAATAGAACCAATTTATATATTTGATGGTAAACCTCCAATTGAAAAAAAAGAAGTATTAGATGAAAGAAAAAAGAAAGCATCTGAGTCAAAAGAATTATCTGAAAAATCTCTTACAATTGAAGAAAAACAAAAACATGAAAAAAATTCGATCCGTGTAAAATCTTTTCATGTTAATGATGTAAAAAAATTATTTAATTTAATGGGTGTATCATATATTCATCCAAATGGTGAAGCAGAGGCATACGCTTCTGAATTATGTAGAATTGGATATGTTGATTATGTTGTAACAGAAGATATGGACAGTTTAGTATTTGGATGTCCAAGAATGATTCGAACATGTTTAGATAAGTCTATTAAAAGAAATGATGTTGTAAGTGTGATTGATTTAGAAACCACTCTTAAAAATTTCAATATGAATATGAGTGAATTTACTGATATGTGTATTTTGTGTGGTTGTGATTATTGTCCAACTATACCTGGTGTCGGAACAATACGTTCATATAATCATATTCAAAAATACAAGAATATTGAAGAATTATTGAATTCAGGTAAGTGTGTTAATATACCTGATGAATTTAAAGAAAGATATAAAATGTCAAGAGAATTATTTAATGTTTTTAGAGAAAAGATTGACATCAATAATATGAATATTTGTTCATCTGAATATCAAAAAGAAAAACTAACAGAATATCTTATTAAAGAATGTTCTATGAATGAAAAAAGAGTCAGTAAGACACTTGATAAAATAAAACTTTAATTTCAAAAATTTGATTTTATTAATTTAAAAAAATTAATAAATATAAATAAAAGGAAATGAACGATCAATACATCCACAATGATTATGATTGGTTGATTGACGAACAATCTATGGATCCAGGGACACCAAAGGTAAAAAAAGAAAAAAACACGGAATGGACTGAAAATGATTGGATTGAAACTGATTGGGTAAATGGAGATTGGCAAAATGGAGATTGGCACGAAACTGAATATAGACCAGATCCTTATGATTTTAAACTTTATACTCGAGAAGAATTTTATCAATATTATGGTCGTTATTTAGAGTGGAATCTTCAGGATCCACAATTGATGTGGCGTAGAAAAAATATAGATGATATGATAATTCGTTATAAAAATATTTTAGATCCAAAAAACATTAATCATTTAATTGATAAATTCATTGAAACATTTGTTTAAATTTCAATTAAAATTTTATAATTTTATCTTTCACATCTTACATGTTCTAACCATCCACGCGTTTCATCATCTTGTTCTAAAGAAAGTATTAATTGTCGATCACATCTTTGCCTAACTTTATCTATCCATATTTTTTCTCCGTTTAATGTTTTTATTCTTAAATTAAAAACTGCTGAATTACTATGTGTTTTGAATACTGATTTATAGAATTCTAATTCTTTTTTTAATTCTTCGATCTGATTTTCTTTTTCTTCCTTATTTTTTTCGTCCATAGTTTACCTTTATAAATATAATAATATTTATTTGTTTAAATCAAATTTATTTTCTACATTAATATAAATGAGTTCTGGGAGTTTTAATAAAGAATTAGATTTAATTTATAAAAATTTTTATAAAAAATTATCTGGAGGAGGACCACCATCGAGAACGAGTAATTTAGCATTAAATGTTTTTAATAGATCAAGTGGTTCAGATCAAAGTAATGAAGGGATAGATATGAGTGAAATTTCGCCAATTCTAAGAAATAGACTAAAACAAGCCGAATATAGACAAGCCGTTGATTTGGATAGAGTTAAAATGTTACAGAATTTTAACGCAACTCCACAATCAAAATCTTATCAAAAGACTGTTTTATCACTAAAAGATATAGATTCTAAATTAGAACAAGATCGGAAACTTGAAAAAGGTAAAAGGAAAGAAGAAATATTAAAAAAAAGAAGAGAAAAAAAAGAAAAATTAGAACAAAAAAAGAGAGATTTAGAACAAAAAGCACTTAAAAAAAATCAAGAAGAAATTGCTAAAGCACAAAAAGAAGCTGCTGAAGAACAAAAAAAAATTCTAAAAATATTACAAAAGGCAGCATCTGATCAAGAAGAAAGAGAAGAAAAAAGATTAGAAAAAGAAAAAAAGGAAAAACAAAAAAAAGAAAAAAGGAGGAAAGATAAAGATAGAAAAAGACAACAAGAAATTGATAATGCTAGAGAAGATTTAGATGATAGAGAAAGAAGACAACAATTATATATGGAAGAAAGAGATAAGAAAAAAGGTGAAGAAAAAGTTAGAAGAAGAGATGAAAAAATGAGACTTCGTACGAGTGAAAGAGAAGAAGATTCTCTAAAGAGTGATGAAAGAGCGAGACAAATTAGAGAATCAGTGATTTCAGAAACAGGTAAAGTTGGATCGAAAGTCGATAGTGTTCAAGATAATATGGATATAGGATTTAATAGACAACTAGATGCTACTAGATCGGTGGGTGATAGTGTTTCGAATTTTAGAGACAAATACCAAAGTGATCTTGAAAAAAGGAATAGAGCACGGGTAGAAGAAAGAGAAAGACAAAGAAAAATAGATTCAGAAAGAGAAAGAAGAATTCGTGGAGAAGTAACTAGTTTTGGTGAAAGATACGGTAGGGATAGAGATATAGATTTAGCAAAGAGAGATGAATATCAGCAACAACTTATAGGAAATTTTGAACAAACTAGAGGACATATGGATACTGTTGGGGATAGATTAAGTGGTGATATTGAAAGTGCGAGAGATATGTTATCACAAGGGATAGATTCTACTCGACAAGATATTGGTCAATTTAGAACCGATGTAACTGATAGATTTGATAGATCAAGAGATCAATTAGATAGTGTTCGTTCTGATTTAATTTCTGACGGGGAAAATACCAGAAAATTAACCAGGGATGGTTTTAAAGAACAAGGTGATCATTTAAGAGGTATGGAAGATAGAATAATTGATGATGGAAATCTTACAAGAACAAATATGGATGCCATGAATCAAGGATTGATGGCACAAGGTAGAGACACTCAATCAAAAATAGACGATCAAACTTCTAGATTTGACAAAAGATTTGATACACAAGATCAAAATATGGGTGATTTTAGACAAATGACAGAAACTGAATTTAATAAAGCAGTATTAGAAAGACAAAAATATGATGCTATGAATGATACAAGATCAAAAAATATGTTACGAAAACAAGAAGAATTACAAAAATCTCAAGATAAACAATTTAAAAAAGCAGAGGGACAAAGAAAAAGATATGATAATGAAGGTGAAAGAAGATTACAAGATATGTTAGCAAAACAAAGAGAAAGTGATAGTTTAACTAAATCTGGTTTTGATCAACAGAGATCACAATTAGATTCTGTAAATAAAGGTTTATTAGCAGATGGAAATCAGACAAGAACGTTTATGGGAGAAAGATTTGATCAACAGAGATCACAATTAGATTCTGTAAATAAAGGTTTATTAGCAGATGGAGATAAAACAAGACAATCAATGGGTGAAGGATTTCAAAGACAAGAACAAAACTTAATCGATCAAACAGATCATTTAGATAATCGTCTAAATGAAGCTGGCGAATTTATGAGTACAAGATTTCAAAATTTAGAAGATCAAAGTGATCGTCATCGAGAAGAAGCAATGGAAGATCATAATCAACTCATTGAAGGATTTGAATCAGTCGATCAAAGATTTGATGATCAAAGAGATTTAACTGAATCTGTTAGAGATAGAATTATTGAAGATGGTTCTCAAACAAGAGATTTAGTAGAAAATAAATATGACGCTACAGATAAATCATTAAGAGGTATTAGAAGCAGTGTTGATACAGTTGGGGAAAATGTTTTAGAAAATAGAGGATTATTACAAACTCAATCTGACAAATTCGACGATTATAGACAAGTATATGATAAAAATGTTTTAAGCGATAGAAGACAAAGAGGAGAAGATACTAGAAGAATGATGGATCAGAGTAGAGATCAATTTGTTAAAACACAAACAAATATCGGAGAGGTTCATCAATCAGTTATGGATGGTAATGTGGCGAACCGATCTGGATTTACTAGTTTAAATGAAAATCTGGGTCAAGTTAATACTAATATTAATGATGGATTCGCATCTGTTGAAAAAAATAGAGGAGCAATGGAAGGTAGATTAACCAATGAAGTTTTAGAAAATAGAAGAGTTTCTGAAAGCGGTTTTGAAACACAAGGAAATAGAATGGATTCTATGAGAGAAGATTTACTACAAGACAATCAAAATACAAGAAGAGAAATAGGAGACAATATGGATAGACAATTCGGTGATTTAACTACAAATATGACTGGTCGTTTTGATTCACTTGATGGATCAGTAGGTGATTTTAGATCTGAAAATCAAAGACAATTTGAAGAACTTAGAAAAAATCAAGATAGACATTTTAATTTTAGTAAAAAAAGGGCAAGATTATCGGATAAAAGGATGGCAAAATTACAATCTGAAAATACAAAAAGAGAAGAAATAGTTAGAGGGATCATGGATCAAATATTAGAGGGAACTAGAGGGAATCAATTAGCAATTGAAGATATTCAAAGAAATGGAAACTTGTTAGTAGAACAAATAAATGAATATCAACAAGGTGTCCTTCTAATTGGTGATCAAATTAAAAAACAAGATATAACACCTCAACTGCCCGCTATTCAAAATTTATTAACTGATATAAAACGTAATTCTGATCCAAATAGTGTGAGAAGTGCTTTTGAAGGATTAAATGGACAACTTAAAATGATTAAAGATAAAATAGATGAACCACCTGTTTCTCCGCCTCAAACTCCAAATCATCAAATGTTACAAATAATGGATAGAATGTTAGATGTAGAAAGAGTTAATAATAATAAAAAAATAAATGAAATAGTTGAACATCAAATTGAGGGGTTAATAATGTCTGGGATACCTAATACAGAGGGTGAGATGTTAGCAATTGAAGATAAAGTTAGAAATATAGAAAAAACTTTAAAAGAATCACAAGAATCAACAAAAGAAAATTTATTAATGATAGAAGATGCTGTTAGAAATACACAAAATCTTAATCAAAATATTCATGAATATGTTGGATCTGAAGATATAGGTAATATGTTTAATAGCGTTCAACCTGTTCACCCCAGGGCAGGGAGACCAAATGGACCAATGAGACAACCTAGAAATTCTCTTGATTTTGAAGGTGAAAATCAATTTGGCTCATTGGGATTTGATATCGGCGATGATGATTTTTATCAACCACCTGCTCCTGCTATGCCTCAACCTGCTATGCCTCAACCTGCTCCTGCTATGCCTCAACCTGCTATGCCTATGGGTGAAGAAGATGTGATGAGAAGAGAACAAGAAGAACAGGATAGGAATATGGGATATGTAGATCCAGCATCTGGATTAGAAGCAGCTCGCCAAGATAGAATGGCACGCCGTCAAACCGGAACTTTACCTGAAGAAATTCAGAGTGAAAAACAAAATGGATCTATTTATACAGTAGAAAGACTAAGAGAAATGGGCGAAGAAGCATTACGTAATCCACCGCCACCCCTTCAACGACGAAATGGCACCAAAAGGGATCCTAGATTTGTAAAAATGAATTTTTCATTTGCTGAAGAAGATAAATATTGGGCAAGTCTTGAAGAACATCCAAGGGGACCACTTTTAGATACAATTAATGGTCCATATACCGGATTAGATCCAAGAGAAGTCCCAAATCTACACATATATATGGCTAAGGGGGGTGATATATTCAAGAATTTACCGCGGGAAGCAAAAGATTTATGGGACGGAATGCTAAATATGGCCGATCAAGAAGGGAAATCGACTGATATCGAATATAAAGATGAAAAAGGAAACAAATATTTCGAACCGGGCATTGAATACCCAAGATATTTTCTCAAATTAATGTCTAGTTATAGATATCATCCAACTGTTGTTCAATTATTAGCCAAAATGAATCTCTCTTCATGTCCAGAAAGTTTCCATCCTGTACCTTATATGAGAAAGGTGAAACAAGAACATGGCGATTGTTACAAATTTCATGGAATTATAAATTCAGGGGACTTCTTAAAAATGAAAGATGGTAAAGAATATATAACGAAACTTGGATTTAATACAATGATTAGTAAAATAGAAGGTAGTCACTGGTATGAATTACATAATCAATCTGGTGGTAAAACTCTTAAAAAGAAAAAGAGAAGAAAGAAGAGTAAAACAAAGAAACAAAAGGGAGGAAATAACAAAAAATACACTAAAAAAGGAGGATGTAGTAAAAGAAAGAAACAAAAGGGTGGCAAATGTAAAACTTTTAAAAAACAAAAAGGTGGAAAATATAATAAAACTCTTAAAAAGAAATAATTATTTAAAAAGATATTTGAATAATTATATAGATTAATTATGTCAAATTCTGAAAAACGTGTAAAAGTTAAAAGAAATCAACCTCGTAAAAAACATCTTTTTGAAACAGATCCAAATTATTTGATTTTGTATCTGGATATGTTAAAACAAGAAAAATATTGGAGGACTCAAGGTCAATATTATATGGCAAGAGAATGTCAAAGGAGAGCATTTAATCTAAGAAGTGAAAAAATTGATGAATATAATAGTTATTTAAAAACAGAAAGTCTTTATTGTCCAACTAAGAAAACTCCTTTTGATTGTGTGAAATAAGTTTATTTAATGAAATATCTTTGAGTGTTTTTTCGTGTGTTGCTTTTAATTTAATTGGAGGTGCTTTTCCCTCTTTTTTTGCTTCCAACCATCTCAGTGAACACAAACACCAATGATCTCCTGGTTTTAACCCAGGAAAACTTCCATTAGGATCAGATAAATTGTTCCCCCTGGATTTGGTGTAATCTAAAAATTTTTTTGTCATTTTTTGAATGATTACAACAATTTTTCATTTTTATGTTATCTTATTAATTTATCTTATATTTTAATTATTGATAAACACTATTTCTTTCTTCAACATCAAAACAACAAGAGGATTTTAATCTTGTTTTTTTATCTTTTTTAAGCATATATTTCATAAATTTGGTAGGTTTTCGAACTAATTTTGAATCACCATTTTGATCTGTTACTTCAACCATATCTCCAAACCATGGCCAAAGTTTATTTTCATCATTATTATCAGGTTCAATAAGTTGAGGATATTTTAAAGTTATTTCTTTTACACATCTTTTCCATGATTCAGGAGGTATCATTGGATTAGATGAAACATAATTTGTTATTTGTGGTATATATTTTTCTTTAAATTCTTTATAAGGTATTCGATCTTTTTCTAACAGCATAAATTGAACATCAATTTCTTCACATAAAGAATTAATATTAATTAAATATTTATCAACTTCATTTATTTTTTCAACAAATTGTTGTTTTTTGATCCAAGCAGCTATAAGTGATGTTCCCATAGAAGATAAAGTTAATGCTGTATTTATATATATATCATAATTTTCAAATGGAGGACTTTCTACATTATTTGCTATTGTTAATCCCGAAGTAATTGTCGAAATTACAATTATCCACCAAGAATATTTTTCTTCTTGTTTTTTTAAATCATTTAGATAAAAAGAACTTATTATTCTATTATATTTTAACTTCCATAAACATTTTTGTAATCTATGTTTTTTAGTCTTGCTCCAATTTTGAATAGGGATTCCATGTTCATCTTCAATTTCATCATCACTTTCACTATCATCATTAAAAACTAAATAATCAAAATCTATTTCATAATCAATTGATTTATTTGATTTTGGAGAAGATTCAACACTTTTTTGTTTCTCTAATTTAATTTTTTCTTTTTCGATTTCTTTACTTTTTAACTCAATTATTTCTTTTCCAATATCATTATTTAATTTTTCAGGATCAATTTCTAGTTCAATTTCTTTAGCATCATGAAAATTTTCATCCATTATAGTGAAAAGTAATATTTAGTTTATTTCTTTTTAAACTAATAAATATCATTCTTACAAATACACCAGATTACATTTTGACCACAAAATTCACAACATTTATTATATGTTCTTATAATTTTGTCTATTTTATTTTGTTTGTCTATTTTATTTTGTTTGTCTATTTTATTTTGTTTATCATTTTTTTTAATAGTTTCATCTTTTTTCTTTTGTTTTTCAATTTGTTGGATTATCTTATGAGCAACAATTATATCCATTTCTATCAATATTTCTTTATTTAAATCCATATAATTAAATCAAATTTATAAATTTGTCCATTAAATACTGAAAATAATCTTTTAAAAGATAAAAAAGAAATAATATAAATATTAAATTTAATACTTTATTTATTTCATCTAAATTATACTGAATTTTATCATTAATATCATTCTTAATATTTTCTAACGAGTATCTTGATAAATTAAATCTTTCATAATATTCTTTTAAATTATTATATCTTTCCATTAAATTTTCTGAATTTGTGTATTGATTATAATAACTATTTAAATATTGATTAATATTTTCAAACATCTTTTATAATACAATAAATATAATTAAAAATTTGATACTATTTTATATTATAAAGTATAACAAAA